GTCTCTTTTACCCTCTCCATTTCACTCGATAGGGGGGATGTATTTGCTGTACCAGTCGCCAATGTACTGCCGGAATTCTTTTTTGTCGATGCCGTCAAGCGTTTCAAGCATAAGCAAGCATTCTTCTTTGCTCTTGTCGATAAACACTTCACGCGCATTCAGTTCCTTGCATAGTCTCTCACGCTCGGACAGCAACGGATAACCGCCGATCACATATGCATTGCGCCACTTACCAGCGCGATACTTCACGGCGTCTATGAGCGTATCACGCAATCTAAACACAACGCCGCGCAACCTGTTCGGCTTCACATATCTTTCGCAGCCGGAAACGCATTGCCAAATGCTGTCGATGTCTACGATCAAATCGCCCTCGTTTGCGTTTGCCTTTACCCATTCAGCTTTTCCGGATAAAGGCGCACCGTATACAAGAAAGACTTCACGCATTGTGCTGCCAAACTTGTTGTGGATCCTGTTATGGCATATGTGGTGAACAAAAGCAATATTATCCGGATTCAGACTTATAGTGTAATCGTTTACGTTTTCTTCCGTCAGCTCTTGCTTGTGATGCCCTATCATGTCATACTTTCTTGTGATAGGACTGCCGCAGTATTCGCAGATAATCTCACCGTCATCATTCAGCCGTTCTATTCTCAGCTGTTGCAGCAGCGTCGTCCATTCTTTACTGCGGTAAAATTCATACAGTGTAAACACATCATCACCAGTTTTCTGCCTCGAACTTTTGCTTTGCAAGTTCGTTCTGTTCCCGTTTCAGCTCTACTGTCGTCATATCATCGTTGCGCCAATCTGGATCGAGATTTTTCAAAAGCAGATGTATTGCACCTGTATCCGGCTGTGAATATCGATGAAACGTTTCTTTTATCATCGTTTCTTTGCCGTTTTTGCCTTCTTGTTTGAAATAAGTTCTTGATTCATCGTAATAAAAGCCCTTCGCTTTTTTCTTCAAACTTTGTTTTAGGTCGCCAATAAGTTTCTTGTTTCCTTCTTTCAGGGCTTTTCTTAATTCTGGATGAACCTTTTTATATGTTTCAAAAGTCTTTTCGCTTACGTTCAATAATTCCTCGGCGATATACTTTTCACTATAGTCTTGTACCCATTCTTCTATTTCGCATAAGTGCGGTTTTACATGGGTTTCCCATTTTGATTTTCGTCCCATGCTATCACCTTTTTATATCCTGTAAAAACTGTACTTATTCACTGCACTTAATCTTTTTGGCGATGTATAGAAACGGCGTGTCGCATACTCCGGCAACAACCTCGACCAAAGTCGAAGCAATTGCAAATGCTCACATGTTACTGTTTTCTTTTTTTCGTCTTCGGAAGGATCGTTAAAATACTCCGAAAACGTCAACCGGTCATTGTCATCGAACCCATATAAATCCATGCTTATTTCTTTTATATCTTCAAGCTCTTGCCTCAATTGATCCCAGTCCAAGCTTGCAAGCTCTCCGGTTTTGTTATCCGCAAGCCTGAAAGCCTTTATCTGTTCGTCGCTCAGATCATCCGCCTTGATGCACGGAACTGTTTTCAGGCCGAGCTTTTTGGCAGCTTTCAGCCGTGTATGTCCGCATACAATCACGTTGTCTTTATCTATCACGATTGGCACTTTGAAACCAAATGCGGAAATTGACAATGCAACTTTTTCGACGGCATCGTCATTCTTTCTCGGATTATTTTCATACGGTATCAGATCATCGACGTTTATCTCGACAACGTTCATGCATTTTTTCCTCTCGAATTTTCCAGATCCGAAACACGCTTTCCAAGCTCCGTAATCGTTTCGTCCTGAATAGCGTCCGTCTTTTCGTTCGCGTACATTCGCTCTATCAGATTGTTGTGCTTTTCAACTTTCTTTTCAAGCTGCTCTATGCGATAAGACATAAGCTTCATACCACCGAAAGCGCCAAACGCACTGCCGATAATTGTTCCAAGAAAGCCAAGCAGTGCAACGATAATTGTTTCGTCCATTCGTCACATTTCCTTTCTGCTGTCTGCTTTCTTAGCCTGCTTGATCTGCTGATTTATATAGACCGCCATACCGGCAGCAAGAATGCCCTGCGTAAAGGCCGTAAACGCGCCGATCATACTCGGCGGCTCAGTTCCGAGAACATATGCAGCCGCAAGAATCACGCCAACAGCGCCAAGCACTGACGGAATCAGTCTGTCATCAATTTTTTTCGTCCGCTTCATCATCATGCCGATGACGTACAGTACCGGAACCATAACGAGCAATTCCGGCTTGATGTACTCTTTGACGTCCATGCGATCACATCCTTTCAATCTGCCGCAGCAGGAAAAGCGGTCAACCGGCAACCGTGAAAAGCTTATCGCTGCAGCGCTTTTCAACTTACATTTTTGTTGTACCACAAATCAAATACGTTTACAATGGTGTCACATGTCGCCAATACCTCTATTTGCGATTCTCCGCGCGTATAACAGCGGTTTGCTTTTGGCATACATGTTATAGCAGTAAATGCAGAAACCCGCCTAGAAATCGCGCTCTGCTCGTCTACATGCGAATAAAAAAAGAATCCCGCGCATTTCTGCACGGGATTTTCGTTACATATGCATTTTTTTGTAGATTTCAAGGCATATCCGCTTTTTGTTTCGGCTTACCGTCCGCACATCCACGTTCAAGCGTTCGGCAATTTCCTCGACTGTATAGCCGTCACGGTAAAACATCCAGAGAATAGGCCTATATCTGTCAGATTCGATTTTTTTCAGCGCGTCTGCAAGGTCATCGTCCTGCGGATCCAGTGCGAAATACTTTGTCAGCCTGTCGCTGATTTCATTGTATGCTGCGATTTCCACATCTTGCAGCAGCTCTTGCTGTCTTAGCTCTTTTATCGTCAGCTTGATAATTCGGATTACTTCTGCTTCGTCAAGCATTTCGCACCTCTCTTTTCAGCTTGCGGATTCTCTTTCAAATGCTTCTTTCTTCTGCACCGAGAAGGTCGCATATCTAGCCTTCATTGCCATCTACCTTCACACGTTCAATGCGGTCTCCGAGGATGTGCTGTATGCCGCAGCGGGGACAGTCGCAGCAGTCATAATACACAGTATCCGTGAAAATGCCGGTACGTTCCGATTCCTTGCCGATGTACATTATCTCTTTTGTCGGCGTGAATTTCAGGCCGCAAATTTTACATTTCATTCTGCATAACTCCTTTCAAACTCTTCTTTCGTGATTTCAGCCGCCGATCTTACATGTGGCGTCAGCAGCGCGATGTTCGCTGAACTAATATCCATGTTGTCTGTTGCAATGTGGAACGTCCAGCCGCAGTCATCCACAATGCGGAAGTATCTTTTCTGCTTTGGCGGCTTTCGTGCCAGCTGAGAGAATGTCTGCATGTCGTCATAATCACCGCAGGCCAGACAGATTCGCATATCGTCCGGAATCGGTCTGTTGCATCGAACGCATCTATTATCTTGCATCATTCTGCGTCACTCCTTTTCATTTTCAGGAGTATAGCTGTCAGTTGACGTTACAATAGCAGTGAACTCTCCGTCACGGTATCTGCCAACGCTCAGCGCACTTCCGTTTGAAATGAAATTGATAGGTTCAAGCTTGTCCGCATTCATTTCGTTTATACTGTATTTGTCGAAAAGAGCACCGAGCTCTTTCAGAAATGCTTTTTGATTGCTATTCATTTTCAGCCTCCTTTTCAGGCGGTTCGGGAATTTCAGGAATCGGCATCCAGTACAGAACCTTTCCGGCTGAATGATGATACTCGTCATCTTTCTCGCAGTTGAATCCGACCTGCCCAAAACCGTTTTCTTCAAGTCGTGCTATTGCAAGTGCGCCAGAATCGCAGTAGCATAAAACCGTTTCGGAAATGTGGTATTCCTTAATCTCCGGCAAAGCATCCTCGACCGGAATCCATCGGTTGACGGCGGGAGCGTCCCATATCGAATCTGCGATTTCATACGACATCCATGTGCTGTATGATCTATACTGCTGCTCAGCGTCTTTATTGCCGTATTTCACCGCATCGGTCAGCCCCATATCTTTCAGCAGCGCATCCCTCTCAATCAAATCAGCCATTCTCAGCTCCTCCATCATTGGCAAGGACATTTATGTCCTCAGCATCCATTTTCGCGCCGCAACAACTGCAATAATTAGTTCTGTCCGCCGAAGGACTATGACAATTTGAACACGAAATCGGCTGAAATCTTTTCCTTTTCTGCCCTTCCCAGTCAATCCACGTGACAATCTCAGAAATCCATTCAGCGTTCCGCAACGGATTTACGTCAATTGTAGGCTGTTCGTCAATCAGCATCCTTGCTTCGCGAAAATCGCACGGATAACATTTAGGATAACAGGGGCAGTTGTTTTCCATTCCGTTATTACACATTTCTTTGACAAGCGCATTCGCGTCAATCAGTCGAATTTCGTTCATATCAGTACCCTCCGTTATCATATATGAGCAAGTCGGGTATTCGTCATAGCCATTGTAAATCCACCGCCCGCGCCGCACTTCCGGCTTGATTGTGGGCTGTTTCAACGCTTCGATTGCTGTATCAAGTGCAATGTCCATAGGGCTTTTCGCTTGCACATCATGCTTCATATACAGCAAATACTCGATAGCATCCTGTTTAGTCATCTGTTCCGGAATCTTCGCTCACCTCCTGTTTGAGCCATTCGTAAAATCCGTGCGTGCACGCTGTAGGCTGCCTAAAGCACAGCGTATCGCTCTTGTATGCGCACAAGCTGCAGAAGTCGTTTTCATTCGCAATCAATGCCGCAAGCTCCTCGTCTGTCATTGCTCTGATCTTGTCACCGTTCGTCATAGGCTTGCAATCTTCGCACAAACTTCCGCTCACGATCAATGCGCCGCATTTCTTACAACGTTTATATGGCTTAATCTGTGTCACCCTCGATCACCTCCTGTTTGAGCCATGCCTGAATATCACACTTTGGTGATGTATCCTTATATTTCATCTGGCAGTTGTCGCATTGTGGTTTCAAATAGCCGCAAGTATCTGTTATTGCATCCAGAAAATCAAACAGCTCCTCGTCCGTCATCTGACGGATGCGGTCACCATTTGTCAGCGGCTTATCTTCATCAAGCTGCCCGTGCCTCATCGGTTCGGCGTCGATCTCGACCAGCGGACACCAGTCAGGCTTGCCGTTGTTTATGGCGTCTTCAACCGTCTCAGCCACACGTTCGTCTACTTCTGCCGGAGATACACCGCACCAGCCGCCCATCTGCATGACGCAGTCTACACAGTCTTTCGGCATTTTATATCCATTGATAGCTATCATCTTTTTACACCCCTTTCAGTTCCCGCAGCTGCTCCCGCTGCATCTGCACCAGTTCCCGCAGCCGTGCGTTTTCCTCAGCTTGCAGCTTGCACAGCTCTCTTGTCAGTTCGTTTCGTTCGCGGGTTTTCTTTCGCAGCTCCCGCATCCGGTCTGCTGCCTGTCTGCGTTTGACGTCTTTGCGGCAGCTATCACAGTATTTCGTGCGGATGAAGCTGTACCAGTCGTCAAGCTCGATCACTCCCCCGCATTGCTCGCACTGTTTTCTCACGTCCTCGCCTCCCCCGCATTTTCATCGTTTGCGTAACTGTTCGGCGTACTGCGTCCATGTCTGGACAACACTCCGCACTGATAGGAAAGTGCCTGCCGCAACTCGTGTATTTCACGTTCTACTATCTGCTCCATGCACTCGCTGTTCGTGTTCATGCCGTCGCAGTACAGTTCGTGTTCACGCTTCACGCCGTCTCGGCCTATCCATTCGATGTGCAGCATCAGAATGTCGTCGGCATTGCTGCATTCGATATCCGTCTGCATCTGTTCCAGATCGTTGATAGCGTCGGCGGTCTCTTTTGCCGTTGCCAGCTGCTCCCGCCTTGCCAGCAGCTCGAAGTCATACGCCGTGCTGCCGTCCTCCGCCGCATCTTCTTCGGCAGGCGGCTTTATCAGCTTGACCAGTAACACCACAAGAAACGATACAGCGATCGCAGCGAAAAATGTATCCATTCTTCAGCCCTCCTCTCAGTCACATGTGCTTCCGAGCCAGAAGCCGACATAAAACTTGCCGTCTTCCTCGAAAACTCTGCTGTCGTAAACACCGTATCCCCAGCGCTCAGCGTCCGTGAAAACCTTGCCCACGTCCTCCGGCAGCAGATAGCTGTGATTCTCCCGCACGGCAGCTTCATACTGCTGTTTTGTGATTTCTCTTTTTTCAGGCCTTTTCATCTTCCTCCACCTTTCTATTTTCAATTCTCCGCGTTTTCTAGGCCGGTTTCTTTTTTGCATAGTAACTATACCAAAAATACAATATACCCGCCTAGAATCACATGCTTGCCCCGATTTTTTTGATGTTCGGGATTTACTTTTTCTTCTTTGCAGCCTTGCCTGTTCATTTGCGGTTACTGCGCAGATTTTGCCGTTCCGCTTGCTATGCGCTGATACGCGCTGTTACGGTTTGTTTCGCTCTTGTGGTGGATCTCATGCCGAACACCTGCAAGCTGTGCCAGAATGCGGATAACATCTGAATCCTTGCCGCCGCTGTAGCACAGATAATACGGTTCATCTTTCGGTTCAAACACTTTCAGCCGTTTAATGGCCTCTTGCTCTTTTTGCTTCAAACTCTCATTCATTGTTAATCGCCCCACAATACCCGCAGCAAGTCACTTATGCTGCCTGTTTTTTTCCATGATCTCCGCAAGCGTAGGAAATTGCATGTCTGTTTCTTCACCGCAGTAATTGCCGGCCGGTTCGTGCAGATCATGATTATCAAGCACGCAGTTCCGATACAGACCGTAGCTTTGCCGTTCTAATGCACATCCAGACTGCTTGCTGTAATGCTTGCAGCTGCCGCATTTCGGTGCTGCCATTGTATCACCCCCAGTTATTTACAAGTTTGTCGAAGTCATCTGCATCAAAGCTGTCGTTATCGAACCCGTCCTTTGATTTCTGCTTTTTCTCTCCACCGTATCCGTATCCGTTCCATCCTTGCTTTTCCCACGTTCGCACTGCGGCTTTCCAATCTTTCATTGGATTCTTGCCGAACCTCCAGCCGTTCGCTGTGTAGTAGTCAATTAATCGCTCTGCATCGACGTTATTGCCGCGCTCAGCACAGTATGCTTTTACTTCGTCAAGAGTAGGCGGGCGGAATGTTTTAACGATCTTTTTTTTCGGTTTGTCATCCATAATAATAATATCATTATCATTATTAGTATTATTATCAGTATTATTATTATTATTATTATTATTATCAGTATTATTATTATTATTATTATTATCGGTGACGCTCGTGCACGTTCGTGCACGTTCGTGCACGTCTGTTTCTGTTCGTTCACGTTCAGCACGTCGCTTTTCTTCGCGTTCGAGCGCAATTCTGCGGTTTCTCTCGCATTTTTCGTCATACTTTGCGCCGTCTCTGTCAATCTGCGCAGACATGAAGCTGAATGCCATGAGCATCATACCGTCATCTGTTTTGATTCTCTCACCGGTTACACTGTACTTCAAAAGTGCCTTGATAAGTATACCGGCCTGCTCGTTTGAAAGCATTTCCCATTGCTGCTCTGAATCCAAATACAGCACTATACTTTTCCTTTCCGACATCATTCCGCCTCCGTATCCCCGCGTTGGTAGCACGACTGCTCGAAGTCGATACCGTAGGCATCGTGCAAGTGCTGTATAGCGTGCTTTGTCGTTACCTCTCTGCCCATAACGCCCGTAATCATCAGGTGGCAAACATCCTCGACACGCTCCTGAAACCGTTGCAGCCGTTTCTTTCGCCAGCCCATAAGCTCCAAAGCCGTAAAGCATACCGCCAAAGCCTGCTGAAACACGTCCCAGCACACTTTATCATAACACTCGTCCTTGTACTTTTCGCACTCGATAAGTACCTGTTTCCGAAGCTCCTTGTCAATCTTCTGCACGGAAAATGTCGCATACCTTGATTTCACGGTTCCGCCCCCTTCCTCTTGACAGATTCACCGTTTTGTGATATACTTGTATTATAGTTATTTTCTTGTCCTCCGCGCTTTCTCCTGAATTTCCTGTCAACCCTTGCAGCCGCATGACTGCAAGGGTTTTTCTTTCACTTGTCGCCCCAGTCAATTTCGCTTTCGTTCACAAGTTTGATCGGCACATTCAACCGCATATGCTTCACATACTGCCGGAACATTTCAGCGGCCTTTTCTTCTGCATAAGCGTTCATTTTCAGCTTGTACTCGTTGCATTCTCTCCGCAGGCGCTCCCGATCCTCTTTCAGGATATCCAGGTCGATTTTGCGCCAGTGTACCAAGAATGCAAATACAAGAATCCCGATACCGGCAAAAAGAATCGCAAAACCGAGCCAGACTTGCCCGTTCGTCAAATGCGGCATTTTCTACACCTCCGAAATATGGATTGATACGCCTTGCACACCGCCGTATGAAAAATCATCTGCAAAGCCTGATATCCATTTTGCATTATCGTTCGGCAGCTTTCCGGCTTTCTGCATTGCGTCAAGAATAAACTTCTTTGCGAACGCCACGTTATCAGGATCGCGGCGGGCTGTTTCCTCGTACCACACGAAACGGATACGCACTTTTTGTCTGATAGGCTTCATCCGTCCGATTTGCCAGCAGATCATTTCGTCCGTTTCGCGCTTCATCTTCGCCGCAATCTGCCTATTTTTTCGCTCTGCGTTTATGTACTCATTCAGCGAAGGCAGGCGGCCTTTAATCATGATCGTTTGCATACTCATACTCATACCAAATCAGAACGGAACTTCGCCGTCCGATAAGATTTCCTCGAATCCGTCCAGATCCTCCATTACGTGCATCTGCAAGCCGTTGTCTGCCGGAGCCTGTACAGATCCGAACTGCGGCTGCTGCTGTGGAGTCTGCTGCTTCGCAGGCTGTCCGCCATCACTGCTGCCTTTGCTTTCGCCGAACGCCACATTCTGCGCTAAGACGTCCATGCTGTAATGCTTCACGCCGTTTTGATCTGTATAGTCATTATTCCGCAGGCATCCTTCGACGATAATCATCTTGCCCTTGCTGAAATATCGGCTGACAAACTCGGCTGTATTTCGCCAGCAAGTCACATTGATGAAATCAGCTTGCTGCTCTTTGTCTTTCTGCTTCGGGCGATTCACGGCAACACGAATCCGGCAGACTGGAATGTTTGACGTCGTTTGCCGCATTTCAGGATCCGCGCACAGCCTGCCCATGATGATAACTTTATTCAGCACTTGCTATACCTCTCTTTACAGTTTTCTCATACTGACGTTTGATGACGGTATATGCTGCTTTGATTACCGGCTGCAATTCTACCAGTGAATCGTACTTCCTTTTGAACGCATTCAGCTCTGACAACGCGATTTCAAGCAGCTTTTCGTACTTCGTTTTACTCTGCACGATTGTTTCAATCGGTTCGTACTTGCTGACTTCAGTTGTGATATAGAATGCTCTCTGCGGTTCGGATTCTTTGTCGGCATTCTCGCTTTCGATCACGTTGCAGATGCACCGGATAAAATGTCCGGCCTGATTCAGACGGTACTTTTCCGCTGCCGTTGTATCATCCCACTCGAAAGAATCATGCAGAGGCGTTCCTTCCTCGCGGTTTGCATTCAGCACTGTTTCAGGCGTCAAGCCCTCAGCCGTTGCTGCAAGCCGTTCAAACTGTTCGCCGGCCTCTTGCGCATTTGCTTTGATATGACTGCCGGATTTCCATTGATAGACCATTTTCTCGACCTCCTTATTTTTTTTGATTTGGTGCGCCAGATAAACACCTGACGCACCTTGCCAGTACTCAGCTCGACCTGACTAATCGATCCAGACAATTGCTCGCATCGCCGTACCTCAACTGACACGACATACAAAGACTAAACGCGACTAACCTGTCCATAACGTAACACTCCACGACTGCCGCGCCATAACTCACAGAAACAGTCCTTGCGTCAACGCGCCCCGTCTAACCTTGACTGCCTTGCCATTCAGCGCCATTACTCAGCTCACCCAGCAAAACCTGACAATGACACACCTCGACTGCCGCACCGTTCCCCAACATACCCCGACACACGCAAACACGGCATAACTCACCTCGACTGCCATGCATCACCGAGCATCGCCTAAACTAGACTTGACTTTCCAGAACTGCCATGTTTATTTCGCGGTTTCAACATGAAATTTGCCGTAAAGCCCGTCACGCTCTGTTCGCCATTCTCCGACACCGCAAGCATACCCTCCTGCATTCAGGATGTTCACAAGCGCTTCAAGCGTAAATCCGAATGCCGGTGTATACGACAGCTCAATATCTGCGTACCAGTTGCGAAACTCGCCGCGATATCGTAAATCTGTGCCGCCCATTCCGACTGTGACGGGATCTTCTCGCATAACAGGCGGATCGCTGTGAATAACAATAAAATCTTCAATCTGCGGTCTGATATAATACGCTCCGCGCAAGCCCATCTGATTTTTTACCCAACCGAGCCGATATGCAGCGCTGTTTGCTGCAAGTTTGAACGCCATTGCAGGAAATCCAAACTCCGCTCCCGCTTCAATCGCATCTGTAAATGCTTTTTCTGCCTGTTCATCTGTGCAGTCATCCGGCAACTCAGGCTTGTGAGACAGCCAATTCATGCTGTTGATAAACTCCACAACCGGCCGCTTCGGCTCTTTCTTCTTTCCCTTGCTTGCACCGGTCATTGCATCAAGCATCTGCTTCTTGCTTTTCTCACTCCAACAGTGCATAATCAGCGGTGTGTCGCCAACAATGCGCAGCTTGACAGTCTTTTCCTCGATTTTCTCCATTTTGATGATAACTTCATCATTCGTTTTCTTTGTAGCCATTTTTCTTATCCTCCATTATCTTTCTAATTTTTCAATCATCCAAACAGTGCCGCCTGTACATCCTCAGCGGGCGCGGGCTGCTCCGCAGGCATCGCAACTGCTTCGGGTTTCTGCTCGAACTCTGCCGGAATCTGCACCGGCTGCAAGTTATCTGCAAGCACGATATCAGCCGCCTGCGGAATTTCGCTTGCATCATACATACCGGCGCATTCTTCCGGAAACGCTTCACGCAGCGCATGAACGACTGCAACCTTGCGGATCATTGTTGCAGGCTTTGTCGCCCATTGAGAATTGAGACTGCCGTCTGCTTTCCGGCCTGCATACTCGTCGAATGCGACTGCCGTATACTCCGGCTTTTCATATCCTTTGATATAAACCTTGCACCAGCCGCCGACAAGATTTTCCTCAGACTTGATGTAGAATTCACCTTCGCGTTCGATGATCTTGCCGGTCTCTTTTTCCTGTACGATGATTCCGGCCTGCTTTCCGACATATGCGGGATTTCTACGCGCCCGCTTCGTGAAAACATCTTTGCCGACAACCATTGTTGCGGGATTCCGGTCACCGAACTTAATCAGATACGCCTCTTTCAGAAACGGATTAAGATGCTGGAATTTGCACAGAGACAGGAACATCATAACTTCTTGATCTGTGACGTTTCCGCCTCCGGATACCAGATACGACCGGATCATAGACGGCGAAAGCTTCACCTTTTCGCTGCCGCTTTCATACTCGACGACGTTTGCCGCCTGCTTGCTCTTTGCAAGGCTGTTCTGTACTGACATTTTCTTTTCCTCCTTGTTTGTTTCAGATTGCCTTATACTCAATGTTTCTGCTTTCAAAGAATACGCGCAGCTCCTTTGCCTGTTCGAGCGTCAGATTTGCCATGAACCGGATCCACTGCGTTGACGGCGCGGCCTGCTGCTTTGCCGGTTCCGGCATCGGGATCTGTTCGGGCTGTTCTGATGCCTTTGCAGCTTCTTCTGCGGCCTTGCGCTCTGCCTCAGCTCGCGCAGCTTCTTCGGCTGCTGCTCTTGCTTTCTCGGCTTCTTCCTTGCGGCGCTGGATATCCGCAAGCCGCTTTCCTTCCGTGATCGCTGCCGTCAGGCTCAGCGACATTTTGTATGTCTCCATAGCTTCAAAGCTGAACTCCGGCAGTCTGCTGATTGTGTCGATTTCTTCATTGATCTTGCATTTCAAGCCCTTCAAATCATCCTCGACGGACTTCATGCTGCAAGTCGCATTCAGCCAAACTTTGTTGAAAATGCCGTCCAGTGAAACAAATTCAGGGAATTCATACTTTGCAAAAATCTTTTCGATCTCTGCACGCTTTTCCTTCTTCTTCGTTTCCTCGTACTCTTTCACTTGCTTATCAATCAGCGCCGTCGGCTTATCAATCAGAGAAATCAGCTCGTTGATCTTCGCCTTGAAATCTGTAAAAGGCTTCATGTACTCACGTTCACGGCGGATCCGTTCGTCATTCAGTGCCTTTTTCAGCTTGTTCAGATTTGCCTTGTCAGCTTTCGCCTGCTTCATGTTGTCCGCAGTGTAGACGACATTTTCGTACTTCTGCATTGTCTCCGCAAGCTGCATCTTGATTTCATCGTAGTTAAATACGATGCTGTCCGGAATCGCTACTTCCGTCACGTTCAGTTCAATCATGTGTTTTTCCCTTCCTTTTCAAATATTTGGCAGAATCAGCGGCGGGCATTTATCAGATACAAGATATTCGCAGAAACTCCGTTCTGCATCAATCAGCATCCGGATATCGTCCTCGACTTCGCTGCGTTCTATGTGATAGTGTTTTGTCATCAAAAAAACATCTTCGTCGTACTCGAATTTTAGCTGCGCCTTGACCTTCGCAAAATCGAAACCGGTCACAAACAGATAATGCAATACCTGTATGTAGTAGCTGTCCAGAATCCGGTCTTGCCATTTCGCTTTTGCTGCTGCGCTCTGAATCGTTGCTGTCTTGATCTCCAATATCCCGCGCCTGCCGTCCATATCCGTCAGCCATCCGTCAAGGCTTGCATGTGCGAACGGATAATCTGAATTTGTCCACATGTTATGCTCGAAGTACTCAACTTTGTACTGCGGGAAATCCAGTTGAAACAGGCATCGCAGATATTCTTCCGCATCCGTGCCATACTGCACGAACGGGTTTTCTGATAGGTCTTTCGGCTTTCTCCGCCCGGTTTTCAGTTCCCAAAGCTCGACATTGTTCTGAAACGGATTCATGCCGACGATGCAACCGGCATCACTGCCGCCGATATAGCTTTTTCGTGCTGCGAGCCATTCTTCTCGGCTGTTGTAAGTTTTACACTCTACCATGTTTCATAACCTCGATAAATGCCCGCTTCGGGATCTTCGTCCGGTTCCCGATCATTATAATCGGAAACGGAAAACTGCTTGTTCCGTTTTTTCTGTCCTCCCGCGCCTGCAATGTGATGTAATACGGATCACAACCGAGCAGGGGAGCGATTTCCTTCGGGATAAGGTATTCGCGGTCGATTCGTTCCACATCTTCAAGCGTCATCTGCTGCGCCTCCCTTCAAAAGCTGCTCGATTGTGACGCCGAGCGCGTTCGCCAGCTTATCTGCTATCGCAATCTTTGGCGTGATGTCTCCTTTTTCATAAAGGCTGATAGCAGCTTGCGAAATTCCGGTTCGCCTTGCGAGTTCTTCCTGCGAAATCTTGCATTTCTCTCGAAATTTCTTGATGTTTTCCGCAAAAATCTCCATTCGCACACCTCCATTCACAAAATATTTATTAGAAAACTGATAAAAATTCATTGACTTTTTCCGTGCTCTATGGTATAATCGTAGTAGCCATACAAACGAATACCAAACAAAGCACGGATAAGTCAGGGGTTTTTCCGAGGCTGTGTTTGTTGCACCCTCAGCGTATCTACATTATACACTAGTTTTCTTGTGAAGTCAAGCTTTTTTCACAAGATTTCTAATGTTTGGATATGCATACAATTTTCAACAAGTTTTCTAGTGACTTTTTTACAAGTTTTCTATTGAAAGGGGATAGACGTATGTTTTACGATATTTTTGAAAAACTTTGCAAAGAAAACAATACATCGCCATTTGCTTGCTGCAAAGAAATCGGCCTAAGTGGCGGAACTGCCGCATACTGGAAACGTTCAGGCAAATCGCCAAAACTCGAAACACTGGAAAAGATCGCAGAACACTTCAATGTCTCGGTAGATTACTTGCGCGGGATAAAAGAAAACGCCCCCGTATTACACGAGGACGTTCCGGAACCGCTTATCATCAAGGCAACGGCTGTCGAATGGGGGATTATTCTCGAACGCATGTCGGATGAATCTCTTGACATGCTTCAAGATTATGCGGAGTATCTTCTTTATAGGCAAAGCCGAGCCGTTCAAGAAGAGAAATGATATACGCGATTTTCTCTTTCCTTTCTTCCGGTGTATAAGCCATAAATCCCACCGCCTTATTATTTAATCAGCAGGCCGGTTTGCTGCGATGTTTACAGTCGGAAGGAAGGTAATCCGTAATCGTTTGGTACGTGTACCGGCCTTGCTATGTTTATATCATATCATATTTATCTGATTACTACAATATCACAGCAATGTCATATTCGTATCAAATAATGATACATGAAAGGAACTGAAATGCTATGGAAATCGAAAAACTGAAACGAAAGACTATTCACCGGCTCAAACAGATAAAAGTAGAGCAGGGATTAACGATCCCAAAAATAATTGATCTAATGGACGAGCGCGGGCAATTCGTATCCGAAGCCACACTAAAGCGGGTTTTTGCTGACGGATCAGAAGATCAGAATTTCCGGTATCAAGACAGCATTGCGCCGATTGCAGACGTGCTGCTTGACATTTACGGCGATACATCAAATTTGGATGACGTCGAATCGCTCCGCAGCATTATTCGTGAAAAAAATAAAATGATAGAATTTTTGATGATCAAACTCGACGAAAAAGAAACCGAGTTTGAAAAACGCCTTGCATTATACGAGGAACGCAAAGCACTATACGAAAAATCTATCGAACGATTTGAAACGCAAATCGCAATGAAAGATACCATAATAGCACGTTTTTTGGATACATACTTACCGGAAAAGGAATGATGCTTTATGATTTGCATCAAATGCAAAAAAGATATTCCGGACGGTTCTGCTTTCTGCAATCACTGCGGGATATCTCAAACGCCACCGCAGCGCACACGCAAGGCAAGAGGAAACGGGCAGGGGAGTGTTTACCGTCGCGGCGATAAATGGGCGGCGGAAGTCACTCTCGGTTATACGCTCGACGCAGACGGAAAGCGCAAAAGGAAGATCAGACGGAAATGCGGCTTTGAACGCAAGAAAGACGCGCTTGCCTATCTGGAAACGCTTCGCAGTGAAGCCGCACCGGTCACAGCCGCATCTGTATCCGATCTGTATCAGCTCTATCACTCCGAAGCAGAAAAAAAATTATCGCATACGAAATTGCAGGCATATGAAATCGCATGGAAAAAGATTGAAGGGCTGACAGCTTTCCGGAAGATATCCTCGCTCACTGTGCCGGATCTGCAAAGTATCACGGACGCCTGCGGGAGCAGCTACTACACAAAGCGCGATATAAAAAATTTGCTGTCACATCTTTACAAGATCGCTATCCGCGACGATATCACCGACAAAAACCGTGCGCAGTATATCCAGCTGCCGCAGCTCGAAAGCAATGAACGTACCATTTTCACCGAAGACGAAATAAAATCGCTATGGCAATACGCAGACGAATACATTGTGCAGCACATCCTTTTGATGATCTATACCGGAATGCGCCCTGCTGAAATTCTCGGAATGCGCCTTGAAAATATCCACATCGAAGAAAGCTGGATGACCGGCGGCGTCAAAACAAAAAAATCCAAAGCAAGAAAAATCATCATTCCGGATAAAGTCTCTCAGACGCTCGGACAGCTCGTAAAAACGGCGGAAGGGGATAAGCTGTCAAACTATGTCAAGCACGCATTCTATGACGCATGGAATGCGTTCCGCAGCTCTCACGGCCTGCGGGAAGAATTGACACCGTACTGCTGCCGCCATACATACGTTACGCGCCTCACGGCCTTGAAAGTATCTCCGGCTATGCTACAAGAACTTGTCGGGCATGAAGATTATGAAACTACGCTAGAGTATACGCATCTTTCCATTGCAGATAGACTTGCAGAAGTCAACCGGTTAAAATAAAAAAGCCGGCAGGATTTTCGTCCTGCCGGTTTCCTTTTATCCGTTCATGATCCACTTTTCAAGCTGCTCCCGCTGTGATATCCCGTTCTTTGCGGCTTCACGTTTCAGCTTTGCGGCTGCTGCTGCGGAAACGTTCAGGCCGAGCGTGACAGCTTCGCCGCTTTCTTCCGGATCACCGAATATTTCTGTCCACTTATCTGCCGGGAGTTCGTTTTCTGCCCACTTTGCGGCTTGCTCATATGTCAGCGGATAAATCCCGCACCCTTGTCTGTAATCGTGCTGGAAGATATTGTGAAGCGTGATGCTCGTTCCGGATTCAAGATGTACAAAAAATTCGCCGGTTTTTTTCCGGTAAAGCGCCTGCTTGCAGGCGTTGCCGGTTGCATCAATAATATTGTCGTGGTCTGCTCTGGCGATAAACGCCGCTTTTTCTGTATCATACACCTTGCAATTGATAATCTTTTTCATTGTAATTCCTCCTTGAATTTGTTTTCGATTACTTCCCATTCTTCTTGCCGAATGCCGCCGCAATCATACTTTTCTTGCAGATTGTATAGGCACTGCCGCAAGTACCTTTTGTTGTGCCACTCCGAAAAGATTTCCGTTTGCTCTGCGTCCAGATCGCCGAGATACTCTATCAGCTTCCTCTTTGTGATGCCGGATACGTTGTATCCTCTGCGCTCTATCTCAGCAATCACGGCGTTGCAGTATGCTTTGAAGTGCTCGATAGGATAATCGCGCATGCGGTTTATCAGGATGTTATTTATGCACCCGTCTCGGTGAATCCGCAGCGCCATTGCAACGCATTCCCGAAGCTGTCCGATTAGCTGCTGCTTCGGCAGTACCGGCAGCAGCTCAATATGCCAGAGTCTCATGCATTCACCGCCATATCGTACACGTCACACTCGTTGAAGGATTCGAGCCATTCGCCTTCGTCGTCCATTCTGTCGATCCAGATTTTCCAGTCGATGATATCATCGTCGCTCACTTTTTCGAGCATTGCTGCGATGCAGCTTTCAAGTGTTTCGGCCTCTGCGAAAATCTCGTTTTCGTTGTATGCTCTGTACTTCATTTTCTTTTCCTCCGTTCGCTCTCTTGGGTTTCCTTTGGGTTTTCCTTCCCTTTCCTTGGCTATATTATATCATAGACTTTCTAGAAAGTCTATACCTTTTACGAAAAAAGTTTCTAGATTCTCAACGTTTGGATACATGCACAAAAATAGAGTTTCTATATTGTCAAGTTTTACATATTTCACCTCCGTTTCACCATTTTGCATCTTCACGAACGTATTTACGTCATTTTCATGCATATTTTGTTACCCTGCTAAGGGAGTAGGGCTCGAAAGGGTCGCGAGGGTTCAAATCCCTCTTTCTCCGCCAAAAGCCGCCTGTTTGCTTGAAAAACGGGCGGTTTTCTTTTTCAGATTTTCAGATAGAAATTGAAACGGATTGCACAAAATTGAGTCCTATTCCACTCTTTGTTTCACCCTTGCAAAAAAGAGAAAAAGCAAACCGGCAGCTTTTACACTGCCGGTTTTCTGTTCACGCTGCTTTCAGCGCCTCGATCATATCCTTTGCTGTCTTCCGGATCACGTCCATGCTTTCAATCAATTCCTTCGTCTCTTTTCCGTTGCTCCAGCTTGCCACATACCCGAAACTGTATTCGCTTGTGTCAATCCCCATTGCTGCACATACTGTATAGGCCACGCTTTCGGCCTGTACCTCTTTTGTATGCCGGTCGGCCTCTTTTTCTGCTCCGTCGTCATCGTTGTGCAGGATCGCGTGCGATATCTCATGAATCAGGGTTTTCAGCTGTTGCTGTTCGCTCATATCAGGCTGCACGACGATCTTTTTCTCAGCGTGACTGTAAAAGCCTTTTGCAGGACTGTCGAAAGCTTCAAAGCTGACCGGTACGGGCGAAAGCTCTTTCAGCTTTTCGACGATCTCTGCAAAACATTTGACATCGCCGTTCAGATCGGAAACGAATTTCGGGATTTCTTCGCCCTCCGTCTGTGATACATCGAAAACATATGCAGCGCGGAAATCTGTGTAGTTGATCTCTTTGACGGTCTCTGCTCCGGTCACGGCATCTTTCACCACTTTTTCAAACTTTCTCGGAATCGGTGCGAGGATCTTGATTCCCTTTTCGCCCTTCTTCACGTTCCGCTTGAATTTGGTCTGCCATGCCTTGAAACCGGCCACAAGTGAAGCTGTCGGCATCTGCATGTAAATCAGAATGCTGTTGTTTATGCTGTAGTCGTAGAACTTGCTGACGAATGCCAGATATTCGGCATACTTTTCGCTGCTGAAAACGTCCTTCACGCCGCTTTCAAGCTGCTTTGTGATTTCTTCGATATCTGCGGTCCTTTTCATTATATCCTCTTGACTTTCTCTCTTACATCTGTTATAATGTAAGTGTGGGCGGCGGTAAGAGTCACCGCCCGCACTCGTCGTGATAGGGTGCTGGACTTTTGATCGGGTGTCAGCACCCTTTTGATTTACTTGCCTTTTTTCAGGCTTTCAATCATCTTTTTGAGTCGCTTATTATCAGCTTTCAGCTTTTTGTTCTGTCTTGCAAGCTTTTCATTCTTTCTTGCAAGCTTCTCAATCCGCTTTGTGATCTTGATAAGCGCCTCTGAAATGGTCATGTCCGTTCTCACCACCTTCTTTCTATAAGAGCCTTTTAGCTCTCCCTTACAATTACATTATACTACATATGGAGCATAAGGTCAAGCACTTTTTTGAATTTCTATATTTCCTACAAATCACCGCCGCAGAATTTGACATTTTGTGCATATACAGAAAAAATCGCCTATTCAGGCGCTTTTTCTATTCTCATTGATTCGATTATCTTTTCTTTCAGACTTTCGCTTTCCAGTATATCAGTCAGCTTGCAGCCTATAGCAAGCGATAAGTCGCATAATGTTTCAAGGCTCGCGCCGTCAATGTTTCGTGCGCCTCTTTCGTACTGCTGAATTGTTCTCACACTCACGCCAGACGCTTTGGAAAGCTTGCCTTGTGATAGACCGGCTTTCAGTCTCATTTCTTGCAGATTCATCGCTTCACCTCCTTCCGCATACATTGTAACACATTTGTGTTATGTTGTCAAGCTCATACGCCTGCAATCAGCTCCGTTGCTTTCAGATCGCTGATATATCCGTACTGACACTGTTCAAGCATAATTTTCACGCGCTGCCGCTTCGCGGAATAGATGCTCCGGATTTCCTTTTCCTCTTTGGCATCGAGCCGCCCGTAATAGCGGGCTGCATCCATGTCAAACTGTTCCAGCCGGTCAAGCTCCTTCATACAGTCGTTCGCGCATTCCTTCACATATCTTTTCATGATCCTGTACCTCCTTCAATCTGCAAGCCAAATCAGCGCGGCGGTCACATCGTTGAATGCCTCCGCCCACATATCGCCGGTGCTGTTGTCTACTGCCGTGCAGTGCCCGTTCCGGTCAACTGCATAGAATTTCCCTTTGTCTCCGATCTCGCCGCATTCGTAGTAATCGGCAAGCATCTTTTCCAGTTCGTCAAAAGTGATTTCCTTCGCGTTCATTTCTTTGCCCTCCTTCGTTCATTGCCGGATACAATGCCTCCGGCAAGGCCTGTTTTTCAGATTTCAAAACCGCATTTGCGGAACTTTTGAAGCTCTTCCTGATCTTCCTTGTGTCTAAGCTCGCAGCATTCCAGTTCGAACTGCCTGTATTCCTCGAATGGCTTTCCTTGCCAATATGAATCAGATTCTGTACTGTCAATCGTCCATGCAAGCTGTCCGTCTGCTCTTGCCTGTTCCTCAGTCACCGTTTTCCAATATTCGTGCATCTTATTGTGATACTCGATAGATTTCAGCAGCTTACGGAACATCTTAATACCGTACTGTGAAAGATTGCCTGCTTTCCATACCTTTTCGAAGCAGTCAATGCCAAATGTTATGCGCTGTCCGGTCGAGAAATCGACATACCAGATATTCTGAATGTACTGCCCGCATCTGTCGCAGCAGCAGCCTTCGTTGCGCCCGACATGCGCAAAGTTGATATTTGTAATTCTTGCTTTCATGATTTTTCCTCCTATCGGTTGTTGGCTTCTTGCCGGAGACCGCCGATCCGGCTCGGCATCTTCTGTTACGCTGACAGGATTGCTTTTGCCTGTTCCAGTTCCTTTTGCAGTTCCTTCATGCCCTGTTCCAGTTCCTTTTGCAGTTCCTTCATGCTCTGTTCGATTTCGCTGATTCTTCTTTCTGCTGCATCCTTTTCAAGGATTTCAGCGTTTCTGGCTGCTATGATTTCTTTCAGTGCTTCAAAACCGACCGGTTCTGCTGCAAGTTCACTGTATATGAATGTGTCATACTTCATAGACTTGTCATCATATGCCATGCAGGCTGTGACGCCGTATGTGTGCATTCCGCAAACACTCAAATCCAGAACCATGTGTTCTGCTCCGCTTTCGGTTTCTGCATTGACTTTTGTCAGATAGTCGATTCCGTTTACAGTTGCGATAATCATATAAGCTTTCATTTCTTTACCTCCGCATTGTGTTCTGGTCTTTCGACCGGCCTCTTTCTTATGCTTTTATTATACTACAATTGGAGCATAAAATCAAGCGTTTTTCAGGATTTTTTTAGATTGTACTTTTCATACAAAAAGTGCAGCCCGCTTTGTTGCAGACTGCACAATTTGATTATGTATTGAATTCCTCGATTGCGCGCCTGACGGTTAAAGCCCTATATCAGCCGGATTGATGCCGTTTTCTGCTGCAAGCTTTTCAAACGCGGCTTTCGCGTCATTCCCGTTTTCTTTTATAAAATTCAACGCCTTAAACAGATGCGGATTTTTCTCCGTAATTGCTTTCTGAATCATGTTTTGCACATACGCCGTCGGATTACTTGCGGCCTTTATCGTGCCGATCATCTGTTTTAGTGCTTGATGATGTGTAGGCTGTGTAGTCTGCCCCTGATTCAGTAATTGCAGAATCGGTGCTTGCATTGTTCATCATCCTTTCAAGTGCAGATATACGGCTTTCGAGACTTGCAAAGTCAGGCGGCTGTGCTGTTTGATGTGGCGTAATGTCAAACGGATTCACGGACTTGTATCCGGCTCCGTCTGTTGTTATAAGCCAGATCATCGTTCCGGACATATCAAGTGCAATCGCGGAGCTGTTCGGCGGCAGCTGTAAAGCCATAGCGCCGTTTTCTCCGTTCACCTTCACAACTTCCTGACGCTGCGCCGGTCTTTGCGGCTGCATCCCGAAATACGGCATGATTGCCGGATTATAAATTCCATTTTCGTACACTGTTACCGCCTCACTTTCTTTCTTCATCATATCAAAAAAATGACCGCATTGCCATAGCATAAAGCGGTCATTTTCATATCATTATTCAATCATTTTTTTGCACTGCTTCACGATGCGGGAAATCTGCGCCGTTGACATTTCTACGACTTCGGCTATACATTCCAGCGTCAGCCCGTCGATCAGCTTCATGCGGGCGATACGCCTGTATTTTTCGCTGTGAATGTACTCCGATATCCTTTGTTCGATTTCTGAATTTGGTAGTTCAATGTTGTGCTTCATTTTATGCCCCTTTTCTTCGATCAGAATGCAAGTTTCAGGGCTTCAACTGTTTTGTCTCCGCATACGCCGTCCACTTCGAGCGAGTGCTCAAACTGGAACGCCAATACAGCGCCAAGTGTTATTTTACCGAAATCGCCGTCAATTTCGTTTTCTCGCATATATCCGGATTCGATCAGCTCATACTGCAACCACTTGACGTCACTGCCGAAGCAGTTATTTTTTAGGACTCTTTTCGGCTCCGGATATGGGTTTTTGCTCCCGTCCGGCTGATACACAAATCCTAGAAATTTGAAGCCGGACATGTATGCAAACGGCGGTTTCCTCGCGGTTGTCCAGAACGGATTTTCGGCTCCGTATCCGCTTTCAGACGTCAGGATTGTTCCGTCTTCGTCAATACGTTCAACAACTGCAACGTGTCCGGCTCCGTCGTCCGGTTTCAGCGTCGCGCCCTTCTGCCAGACGATCAGTGCTCCGATCTTCGGCTCTGTTCCGGTTTTCAAGCCGTGATCTTTGGCATTCTGCAAAATATTTTCTGCATTGACCGGATCGAATAAATCCATTTCTTTACGTTCTGCGATCTCGTGAAATCTCCCGTATGCATATCCGACGCAGTTTGACAAAACGTCGCAAAGGTTGTCTGTCGGATATCCTTTGATCGCTCTGGAATATCCGCCGCTTTCTCTCCGGATATAGTACTTATTACCGGCCTCCGGCCTTGTTGTTCTCGGTTTGAACATTTTCATTCCTCCATCCTTTTTGCAAGCTCGGCGACGATACCGGCCAGCTTATCAATCGTGCGGGTGTTGTTGTCTATCGTGTCACGCAGCTTTTGCTGTTGCTCTCGGTTGTACTGATCTTGTTTGCTGTTTTGCCAAAGCAGGAAGCAGCAACACGCGATCGGAAAGCCTACAGTTGACACCGTCTGAATTATATCATTCATTTTAGCACCTCCGTTTATTCATCCTTTATCGCCCAGTAGCCATTTGTCAGATATACTGCTCCGTCCCCATTAAGCTTGCCGTAGCCCATTGCGTAGAACTGTGCATACAGCAGATAATATGCATCTGTAGTATACGACGTTTCGCCGTCTTCCGCGCCGGATACGAATGGAATCATAAGCGTTTGGTTGTTCCCATTCGCGCCCATTTCCTGTGCAGCGATATCTGTGGAATCGCCCCACGCTACGCAGTAAAACTGCTTGTAAGCTATATCATTTGCTACAGCGTTCGTGTTGGAAAAAATAAATGCGAGTTTGTTATTATTCGTCTTTGCGATCAGGATATGCGCCATATATGATACATATCCAGAAGTCAGGCCGGAGAATTTCAGCAGAATGCCGTTTGCGCATTTATACGCCGTATGGATTCCGTAATTTGCTGCCGTTGTAAACTGCTTGCTCGCATTGTTTGTCGCATCTACATATGCGGTAAATGTTTTATTTCCGGAAAAAGTCGCAAGCACATTATTGTCTGAATCCTTCATTGTTACCGTGTTTGTGCCGCTGTCGTACTCAACGCTGCCGAAGAATCCTGTCCCTTGCAGAAAGCTCTGCAATGTGGCGTTATTGCCGCCGATAAACTGGGAACTGATAGCCATTTTTTACACCTCCGAATATGTGAATGTCCCGACGACATTGTTGTTCACTGTGCTTGCAATCGGGTTCGTAAATGTTGGCTCGATGATATCGCCGCCGATTGTATTTTTCAGCACTACGAACGAAACAACGTCGTTCGCCTTTACCCATGCAGGATTTGTGAAAATAATCGTGTTGTGATGCCCGTCGATTGTATAATCTTCGCCCTCCTGCATATACAGTCTGTTTTTGTATGCAAAAAGGATATCCGAATCCGGATCAAACTCCGTAATGCCGATTCTTGCAAACTGCTGACCATTTGAAAGGATCTGGTACGATGACATGTATTTTACAAGATTCGTATAAACTGCAAGCTGCTGCGTCAAGGTCGAAAACCAGTTGTTAAACTCCGTCATTTTTTCCAACATAAACGCAGAAAACACATTGTATTGATCGTTATACGCGGCTTGCCATTGCGCGAAAAGCGTTGACGTATCTACCTGATTGATAAGACCGGTCACCCATCCGCACAAAGATGATCCGCGATAATCCCAAATCTGATACGGCTGTGTGCCGCCCGCAAGTACAAGTGCTGTTGCAAGGCACAGCTCCCATACATGGTCGTTTCTTGTCATCTCCGGCATTGTCGCAGACGCCGCAGGCGTTCCGGTTTTCACTTCAAGCGTTATACTTCGCGCATCTCTGTCAAGTTTCAGGATAATCGCGTCTATGCGGTTGTACGTCGCATCAGACGGCGGCAGCGTCAGCTGCATCTGTTCGTCATTATATATCCAATGGCACTTGATGATAGCACGACCGCTTGCGACATTTACCTTCATTCCGTCATATGCAGATGTTACGTTAAACTTACCGCCGACTGATTCATATACACCGTCAGAAATCAGGCCGTCAAAATAATGTGACATTTGCTCCGCGTTGTAAAGTCTGTCACTGTTCACACTATCAAAAAATCCGCTTGTAATCGCCATTTATACCACCTCCAATGAATCAAAAGTCGGGATAACCTTGTATCCGGTTTCGTCCCAGCACTCGATCACTTCAACGATTTTCGGATGTGATGTTACGCCATACCGATTGACTACCGTTACCGTGTCGCCGAGATTCCAATCTGTTTTGTACCGGAATGTCACCTCCGGTTCGACGTCCGCCTCAAAGCTCTCATGTACGCTGTACTCGGTTGCAAGTGCCTCTTTGCCTCTCTCACGCAGAGCTGCGCGGTATTCCTGCGCTGTAGCGGCCTGGTCGACCTCTACATTTTGCGCATCGACATACACCTCGCGCTTGTCAAGCCCGCGCTCCTGTGATGTTTCGACAAATTGATAATCTTCGTTTTTTCCTCTCACAAACGCCTGCGTTGCAATATTTGTTATGTCGAATTCGTAATCCGCAGAAATTAAATTGTCGAATTCACTGGAAAAGACTACATCAACGGCAGAACCACGATAAAACGACATTATGATTTTTTCCTGACTATAATCATATGTCATTTTCATTCCAAAATCATAGTTTACAAGAATTGACGTAACAATGTCATATGCAGTTTTGCAATAGCAATAATCTGTAATTTCTTCCTCGATTGTTACACCGGAAGTGTCACAATAAAAATTTGGCACATATCTTGATGAATCATTTGGATTCATAAAGAAAACATACATGTATTGCCATATCGCGGATAGCGGACTCGATTCGTTTACATATCGGCTTATACCGTATTCCACGCGCCGAAGCAAAATGCTTTCAAGGCTTCGACCGGAAATAATGAAATAATCCCCGTTTTCGGCATCTTCCTTGACATGCAGCTTTTCTATAATCATAAACGAATCGTCATCGTCGCGCGTGACATAATAATTTGGTTTTATGTATTGCAACAGGCTCCTATTTGCCGGTATATACAACTCGAAGTCACCGCAATGATAATACCTTTTTACCCAGATAAGCGATGTGTACCCGTCCACAATGCAAAGAGGCTCGAAATATTTATTTCGGATCATTAGTTCCACTGTCACACCCCCTCGAAACGCTGCACGAGCATGACCTCGCAATCAAGATACGTCAGCTTATCGGATGCAGAAATGTTTATTCTGTTTTCATTCGGTTCAAATACAATCCAAGATGATCCGGCCATTCGCGAACTAAGCAGATTTGTCACGGATCCGGCTCGTATCATCTTTGCAGATTTCTCTCCAACATTTGTATTTATAATAATAACGTCATCTTCCTGCATCGTGATATTTACGCCGAAATACTGTCCATTCCGCAGATTTGTAAACACGGGATTGATAATTCCGTCGTCTTTTGCAGTGAATGTAATGATGCCCCCCGTTTCAGCTTCTCCGCCGTTTATCACGGTAGTTGTAAGCTGCTCCAACGATGAAAACGCTATCCCGGAAGACGGTATCGAAAACGGGAATTCAAAAAGCGCACGGCTATAGCAGAAATACTCGACTGTTTCATTTTTTGCAAGCCAAAACGGGTTCGGGCATATGATCGAAATAGTCGGCTGCTGCACTTTGCCAAACGGGCTGTTTTCTACGCTTTCGATATATCCTTCCGTATATACATCCCGATACGCATTTTTGTACAGCAGTTTTACATGCTCTTTTGGCTTGAAAAAGCTATATAGCTCTGTGCGGTTTTTTTCAATCGGCGGCCTGATATTCAAAGTGATAATAATATTCCGCTGATTGATCCGCGCAGATGTGAATCGCGTTCCGTCAACGCCTGCGACGACGGCAGTGTTTATATTCGCCGCAGGCGGGTTTGTTCCCTCAAATTTTATGATGTCAAAAGCGGGATTACCTGTCATTGCAATTTCTTCACCGCCGTCTTTCGCAATTGAAAGTCTATACATTTCAGGCACCCCCCGCCATACTCAAAAGATTTTTGCTTTGCCGGTAGATTTCCAGCCTTGAAAGCGATTTCGGGCTGTTATTTGTCTGCACAAAATTGTAATTGTTTACAACCTGATTGTTTGATACCGTGTTCCCAATAATCCCGCTTGAAATCAGTTCGCGCTTTAGCTGCTCAGCGGTTGCAGCAATCCACTTTTTATTATCTTCAAGCGGTACAACTGCCTCAGCGCCGTCACCTTCCAGCAGGCCGACCTGTCCTTTTTTCAGGACACCACCCTTTTTTAGTTCTGGAATCTCCGGAACCGGCAGGCGAGAGAACAATCCTTCAAACGGATGTATTCCGGCAATTTCTACGTTTTGCAACGTATCAAGCATATCATTGATCGCATTGAACGGGATTGCAACGACTTTGTTTATGCCTCGAATGATCGCGTTGACAACCGTTTTGAATGCCTCTGTAATTCCCTCTTTTATTCCGTCAAATACCTTGCCGCCGGTACTGAAAACATCCTTGACCTTCTGCCAAGCTTCTGAAAACGTGTCTTTGAACCAGTTGGAAACAACGCTGAAGACTTTTTTGATTCCTTCCCACGCATCCGAAGCGCCTGTTTTCAGTTTATCCCACATCCAGCCGAAGAAATCCGAAACAGGATGCGTGATATTCTTCTGAAACCAGCTTGAAACCACGTTCCAAACCGCTTTGATTTTCGACCATACAGCGTCAGCTTTAGCGCCGATTGCGTCCCACAAGTCCCCGAAGGACTTTGAAACAGGCTCGATAACATTTTCGTTGAACCATCCTGACACAGCGCCCCAGATCGCTTTGATCGCATTTGCGCATCCATCAAACAGCTGTTTGATGATCTTCACGCCGTTCTCGAAGATGCTTGAAATCGGCTGCACAACAGTTTTGTCGAACCAAGTTGCAATTGAGCCGAAAACAGATTTTATAGCTTTTACTGTACCCGCTGCAAGATGACCTATGATATCGAAAGCAGGCCGCACAATTTTCATTATCGGTTCGATTACTTTCGATTTGAACCAATCAACAATCGGTGTAAAAATCGCTTTGATTTTCTCTTGTACACCGTTTATCATGGAGCTGATACCGTTTCCGATACTCTCCACAATGCTTTTGCCCCAGTCAGCAGCCTTGCCGAGTGAATCGCCGATAATACCGCCGATCTTGTCAAATAGTTTTTTCACACTTGCTTTCATCGTTCCGGCATTTTTCAGCAGGCCGGTTCCGATTGCAATTATGATCTGTTTTGCCGCATTCAGCAGCAGCGGTATATTTTCAATGATCGTCTGCGTCAGCATTTCAACCATTTTCACGGTCGCGTCAAGGATTGCAGGTGCGTTTTCAATCAGCGCGTCAACCAGTTTTTCAATGATTTCCGGCATGATACCTATAAGCACCGGAAGCGCTTCAATCATTGCATTTGCGATTCCAATCATCAGCTGCATTGCACCGTCAAGCACAATCGGCATTGCGTCAATGATCCCGTTTGCAAATTCAAGGCAAATCCGGATCGCTGCATCAATCAGCTTCGACAGATTTTCTTTGATACCCTTTACCAGCATGTCAACCAGCTGCAAAGCTGCATCAAGGATTATAGGCCAGTTCATCAGCAGTGCGTCAATGAACTTTTCAAGGATTTCCGGCGCTTTATCCATAAGCAGCGGCAGCGCATCTATAATGCCTTTCGTCAGGCCGATTATAAGCTGCATTGCACCGTCTACCAAGATATCAATATTATCAATCAGAGTTTCGCCGATCTTCATCACAATATCGACAATCTCCGGGATCAGTGCCGGCAGCGCTTTTGCAATTCCGACTGCAAGCTGTCCTATCATTTGCAGGCCGACGTCAACCACTTTCGGCAATATCGTCAGCAGCGCGTCAAGCAAAATCGGGAGTGAATCCGAAATAATCTGCATCAGCGCAGGCATCTGCTGCACCAGTGCGTGCAGCACTTGCGAAACGCCCTGAATCAAAGGCGGCAAAATGCTTTGCAGTATAGGCGGCAGCTGCTCCGCAATCGCTGTAATCAGCTCCGTTGACACCTTTATCACGGCAGGCAGCAAGCCGGTTATTTTTTCGAGGATCTTTCCGAAAATAGGGGATAGCTCTGCGATAGCACCTTCAAGGCCGTTTTGCTTGAAAGCTTCTGCAAGCCTTGAAACGCCGTCCGTTCCGAGCTGCACAAATTCACGCAGCGCAGGCGTCAGCGCATCTGAAACGGTTATCTTTGCGCCTTCAAGCGCAGAGTTAAATAGCGTTATGTCTCCGGCAAGATTATCAAGTTGCGTTCCTGCCATTGCCTCAGCTGCTCCGCTTGCCTCTCCGATCGCACTTGCAAGATCATTCCACCGGTCAGCATTTGTCGCAAGCAGCGCATTTGCAGACTTCAAGTCGACCTTATTAAAAATGTCGTTCAGGACGTTTGTTTTCTCGCCCTCTGTCATACTGCCAAGCGCACGGTTCAAATCGTTGAAAATGCTTTCCAACGGCCGCAGATTTCCTTCTGCGTCGTATGCTTCGAGCCCGATTGCCTGCATAGCTTCTGCCGCTTTGTCCGTCGGCGCGGATAATGTCAGCAGAATGTTTCTAAGCGCCGTGCCGCCCTCTGCGCCTTTGATTCCGTTATCAGCCAGGATACCAAGCGCGGTTGCAAGCTCTGTTGTGCCTCCTGCCATTCCTTTTGCAGTTCCGCCGATTGTCAGGATCGCGTCACCAAGCTGCGAAACGGAAGTGTTTGACTTTGATGCGGCTTTTGCCATTTTGTCTACAAGTTCCGCCGTCTGGTCAATGGACAGCCCAAGCGCAGACTGTGCATCTGTCACCATGTCCGATGCACCAGCAAGCTCAATACCTCCGGCAGCCGCAAGGTTCAGCACGTTCGGCAGCATCTTCATTGCCGTTTCTGCATCGTAGCCTGCAAGTGCCATATAGTTTAACGCATCCGCCGCCTGTGTTGCGGAAAACGCCGTTACGCTGCCCATTTCCTGTGCGAAATCCCGCAAGTCCTCGATCTCGTCAACGGTTTTCCCCATTGTAGCCGCTACTTGTGACATAGAGCTGTCAAAGTCCATACCGGAAGAAACGGCATCTTTGCCAAACTTCACGGCGGCAACGGCAGCAGCTCCGATAGACGCAGCAGCGGCTTTGATCGCTGCACCTGCAACTTTTGCACCGGCAGCAAGTCCGGATTTCAGAACGTCACCAAGCGTCTTTGACGACTTTTCTGCATCCTTGTTTTTGCTATCCAGATCGTCAACTGCATCAGCAAGCCCGTCTGTATCCTTTGTAGCGTCAGACGTTTCTTTGCTAAGATTTGCAAGCTCCGTTTTGTATCCGGATATAGATTTCTCAGTTTTCGCAATCGCAGCGCCCTGATTTGCAATTTTCAGGCGCATTTCTTCCGCTTCGTCACTGTTTGCGCCGTACTCTTTTTCAATCAGACGCAGCTGCTTTTCATACGCTGCAAGTATCGACTTTTGACTGTAAAAAACTTTTTCCTGCTGCTTGATTTTTGCCGTCAAGCCATCTGCCGTTTTTTTCCAGTCGTCCATGCTTGCGGACGCTTTTTGAAATTCGGCATCCGCAAGCTTGATTTCTCTGCTTGCTCTTTTGATTTCCTTTTCGACGTCGTCCATGTCTGCGTCAAACTGCAATGCTTTTTCAAGCTTTTCGGCATTCACAGCCGCCTGCTTTTCTTCTTTTCCGATCTCAGAAAGCTTTTTCTGATAATCCGCAAAAGACTTTTCCGTTTTTGCAACTGCCGCCTGCTGATTTGCAATCTTTATTCGCATTTCGTCGGCTTCTTTGGACGTTTCGCCGTACTCTTTTACGATCAAATCTAGCTGCTTTTCATAGTCGCCGAGAATCGTTTTTTGCGCTTTCAGCACCTTGTCAGTCGATTGCAGTTTTGCAGATAATCCGTCAGCTGTAGACGCCCAATCCTCCATACCGGCGGACGCCGCTTTGAACTCCGCATTTGCAAGGCGGATTTGCCGGTTCGCCTCTTGTATGTTCTTTTTCAAGTCGGATATATCGACTTTGAATTTTGTTGTCGCATCGTTTGCCATTTCTCCGCCTCCTTTCAAAACCACTTATCACCGGCGGGAATTTTTACAATCCTTCCGCGCTTTTCCTCGCGCTCTTTTCGCCTTGAATATTTCCCAAGCCTCGCCAAAAGCAAAAACACTTCACGAGCCTTTTCTCTCCGTAGCGATATCGGTGTAAAAGATTGAAATCGTTCTGACAGATTCATTTCCATTTCAAAAAGCGTTTCGTAAATGGGCGTGTTATCCCGCACGCCCTCTTTCAGTTTCCCGTCTTCAGGATATCCAGATCATCAAGAATCGACTTGAAAATCTGTACGAAAGTAGGAATCAGCTCTTTGACCTTAACGCGCTGCAATTCTTCATCAGTCACGCCGTTGAAAACATCCTTGATGAACGGTTTCAGCTTGCCGTATCCCTTTATTACCAGCTTTGTAATCTCGGTATTATCGTTCATCTTGTCAGCGTCGATCAGCTGCATGATATCCTCGACAGTTCCTAGCATCAGATCATAGCTTTCTGCGGTATATCTTTTCTCGACGATGCTTTTGTCATCAGCCGAGTAAATATTCAAAACTAATGTACTCATGATATACTCCTTTTTTGAAAAAGCGGCGACAACCGAAAGAATGCCGCCGCTTTGATTTTGATATACTTATCTTACGGGTTCGGCGCAGCAAACACATTGATTGTGCATGTATCCGTCTTGCCGTTGCATGTAGCAGTTACAATGCAATCACCCGAAGAAACGCCGACGACCTGCATCGTTGTGCCGCCGTCATCGTCAAGGAATGTGACCTTGTCGTTGTCCTTCGTCCATGCGACACTGCCGGTCGAACCAGACGGATAAAGCGCTGCCTGCATCGTCAGATACTTTCCGGTTTGCAGGCTTGCCGTAGACGGCAGAACTGCAATGCCTTGTACTTCGGATTTGCTCCAAGTATCCGGCGTCTGGATCTGCGAATAGAAGCTGCCGAAATTCACGTCGCCGTATCTGGTATCGACAATAATTCCCTTTGCAGCGCCAGCAACCCAGTTGCCAAGCGCATCCTTTTTTCCCTTTGCGAATTCGTGTTCCGTGTAGATTCCGGTAAACACGACCTGCACATTGTTTGTATCGGTCCCGTCGTCCTCTGTGGCGTTATCCTCGTCAGGAATGGAAAAACGTCCTTTCAGGCGGCTTACATAGCGATACTTTCCGTCTGTACCCTTTGTCCGGTACATGATAGCGAAATAATCCGGATTGCGTTCACTGTCGATAAACATGCCGGTCGTGCTGTCAAACGACTTGCCAAGAATGAAAGCAAGCATTTCAAGTGACGGCGGCGCAATTGTCAGCGTGATCGTGTCAGCGGATTCGCTGTTGATCACGATCATAGATTTGTTATCATAGTAATGCGCTTCGCTGTTGCTGTCCGTAGACTTTGCAGCTTCTGCAATGTAGGAAAGCCGAACCGGCGTATCACAAGTATACCCTGTATCGTCATCCTTCGTCACCCTTGCAACGAAAAGATTATCAATACCTCGAAACTCAAAAATCTGCTGTTGTGTGGGCATTGAAAATACCTCCTTTATGTTGTAGTATCATACTGCATATAGCAAGCTTGCAATCCGCGCCCTATGTGCGTCACTTCATCGGACGGGACGTCACGGCCTCGCATTGTGATTATCCATCCGTTTTGTTTTAACAATATGCGGGCTGCGTCCAGCGTACTATATGCAGTTGTTGGATCATCGGAATAAACGTTGACGTAGTAGTAATATACGGCGCAATTTTCGTCGTTGTCATAAAACGCATTGCCGTCATCGTGTCCCCAAAAGGTGATAAACGTCGGCGGATACTGTTGATCTGCCGCGAGACTGCCTTGCCGCATAATGGGATAGCCAAGCGTTGAAAGCAGCTGTATAAGCGTATCCTCCATAATATCACCCCTTCATTGCGTCTGTGATATAATCCTCGATCACTTCCTGCATATCTGCTTGCAGTCGTTTCATATATCGTTTTCTGGTATAGATTTCTTCAAGTTTTCTGTCTGGAGCCATGCGAGGCGTACCTGATATCAGATATCCGCCAGCGCCTTTTTCGCCGTAGTCAAAGCCGACCGGAGCGACTGCAAGCATCCCTTTCCATTCGACTTGCGGCTCTACAAGTGATAGCTCAGTATCGCCTGTAGAATACTTACCGCCTGCCGGAAGGAATTGCTTTCGCAGCGCGTCCTTTGTATCGTCGTGAACGGTCTCAGCCGCTTGTATAAGCGCGTCTGTTACAGCAGTTTTCACATTACCTTGCAGCCCTTCAAGCTTTGTTATGAGCTGTTCCAAGCCGCTTGTGTCAATCCGCAGTGTGTTACGCTTTGCCATTACGCACCGCCCTTAATCGCCTTGACTTTGAACCGTACAAACTGATTGCGCATATTGATATTTTCAGGAACTCCGATAATATCATACACCTGACCGGTCGCAAACAGCCTGATTCTGCAATCTGCCTTGATATCAGACCGGAACCACGTTTCGACGATTCCCGTATCATAGATCACATACACATCATTCGCCGTCTGCTCCGTGCCGCCATATGTGCGAAAGCTGCAATTCAAGCGGATGCCGGTTGTCGCATACGTCTTTTTCGATACTCCCTTTACAGCCGTATACGTCGGTATAAGCAAGTCAATCGGCGTTGTAAATGGAAATGCAGGCTTATACTCTGCCATATCATGCACCGCCCTTCAAAGCAAGCTGCGAAGCACGCATAATGAAATAATCGGAAAGTTTTCCGTTCCCTGCGCCATAGCTCCATAGATCGGAAACGCCGCGAGAAACAACGCCCGCTGTTATCTTGCTTTCGCTTACGCCGGAATCGACCAAAAACGCTACTACTTCGTCAATATACTCCGAGAGAGTTTCGTCTTGATACGTGCCTTCAATCCCCAAAGCGGTTTTGACTTTCAAAAGCATTTCAGCTGACGCCATTTCCAGCAGCCTCCTTTCTATCAGAATCCGACCTTTGCAATGGTCAACGCATTTGTGCTAAGTGTAGCACTGTACATTGTTCTTCCGTCTGCGACAACGTCACCGGTCACGGTCAGAATAGCACTATCCTTTGTGAATCCGGTATAGTCGTATGCAGGCACAAAGTAAATCGTGCTTGCAGTGATAGAGCTGCCGAAATTCAGAGATTTGACCGGCTCTGCCGCAATATAGGTTTTGCTGTTCGTTGTGACGGAGAACGTCGCAATGTCAGCAGCCGCCAGTTTTTCCGGAGCTGTGCCGGATGCAGCATTTGCAGCAGCTACAAGTGCAAAGCCATACATGGAAATCAGGTCGATTGACTGAATCGGCACGATTCTTGCATCATTGATCATGTTTTATACCTCCTTGTGTTATTATCCGGTGTAACTGCCCGTTACACCGAGGATTGTTACGCCGTTCTTGATGTTGCCTGCGACAATATTTGCATCAATAGCAGACGTGACAGCGTTCACGGTGACAGTGCCGAGACCGTAATACGAGTCGCTTGTCTTTTTGACAGTTTGCTTGCTCGTAGACGGCGTAATCGTTCTGTCTTGTAGAGCCGGAGCAACCGCGCTCGATGCAACTGCTGCGATATTTGCGATTGCATCCGCATTCGTTGCCGCAGCGGCTGCTGCACTGCCGAGAAGTGTTCCGATAGCATTGAGACAATCAATAATCGTGACAGCATTTGCCACTCCGGAAGTTTCGCCGCCAAGTGCAACGTAAAGAGATTTCAAGGCTTCAACATTCGTCATGCTGATACCTCCTTATGCTTTCGTGATAAGATATACGCCGTTCGCATTCAGCAGCTTGCCGTCACAGACGGTCAGTGCCTTGTTGATCCACTTGTTTCGAGCTTCGTCGTAGTATCTCCGCATCATGAAGCCGAAATTCTCGTTGATGATGTATTCATCCGGCTGCCAGAAGATACCGATAACATCACTGCTGGATGCAGTATCGAAATCCGCAAGAATATCAGGCTCGACTGTTGCAATGCCCTTTCCGAAAAATCTGCCGGACTTGTCGCCTTCGTTTACTTCAAGACCGGTCGCCTGTCGGAAGATTGGATTGTTGTTTCCATCTGCCATTGTTTCAAGGTATGCGTCGACGGTAGACTGATTGAAAATGAACTCGCCGGTACGATAGCCGACCGGAATCTTTGCGAAAAATTTCTTTCTCCATGCCGTCCAGTTGTTGATCTCCGCAGCTGTCAGCGCGATTGTGTGTCCGACTGCATTTGTTACACGTGTGTCGTTCAGAATGCCAAGCGGCTGACCGACGCCGGTTCCCTTCACTGTGACAGTGTCCATTGCTTTCATGTACGCCTTTGCAATCACTTTCGAGATCTCCGCTTCAAAAGCTTCAATGCTCAGCAGTGCGGACAGGAAAGTCTGTGCAATTCGGATTTCGGCAGTGTTGTACTTGAAAGATACGCTGCCAATGCTGCCTGCATCCTGTTCCGGAGAAACAGTGCTTTCGGTAATCCAGTGAAATTCGCCTGTCAGGTCTCCGATCGGATACTCCACACCGCCTGCGACGGAAGTCTTGCGAACCTTCGCGTAAATGTTCCCGTATGAAGTCCGGACGGTATTGATAATATCACGCATGACAGTATGCGGGATAACAACGGAACCGGCATTTTCGGTAGTAATTGCATCGCCTGCACGCTGCTCAGCCGGAAGTGTATCCATGTATGCAGAAACACGCGCCTGCATATCCGCAGGAATCGCAATGCCGCGCTGAATATAGCGCATAAATGCGGTACGGTATTCCTTGCTTTCAAGGATATTTTCATCGGAACGCTGCTGTACCGGATTTGTTGCAAAGCTTGCAACGATACCGGAATTATGCGGTTCCGCAGAAGCAGGAGCCTTTTCGCGGCTTTCTGCTTCGTCATCATACGACGCAAGCACTTCCTGCACATCTGCAATGTCGCTGTTCACATCTTCAAGCTCTGCATTGATTGCGCGAACTTCTTCAATGCTTTCGGACGCAAGTGCTTTCTTCGTCAGTGCGTCACGCTTTTTCATCAGCGATGCAAGACGCTTCTCGAAATACTTCTTATGCATTTTTAATACCTCCTAAGATTTTAGTTTTTGCTTTCAGCAGATCTATTTCATCGGTCTCCACCGATGCCGCACGTTGCTGTCTTGCGGTCTCCACCGCTTGACGGGCGCTGTCCAGCACATCATTGCTACGTGCGTTTATTTCAGTCGAGTCGTATGCCGGAAAAGTCACGGCACTGACTTCGACAACTGAACCGATTTTCTTGATTCTCCGTGTCGGATGATCGCTATCTAAGTCATCCCACTGCTGCGAATCCACCGAGAACATAAAACTCATTCCGGAAACATCGCCGCGCTTCACTGCGCTGTAGAGCGCCCGCGCTTCGCTGTTGTTTTCGGTATCAAGTTGCACTCGGATAATCATTCCGGAATCGTCAAGCCAAAGCTGCATGGTGCTGTTTGCGTTGTTACGCCTTGACCTTGCAAGCGGAATCTTTGAAATATCGTGATTCACGAGAAAACGAACATCTTTCAGATCCGTTTTATCGAGTGCCCCTCGCTCGATAATTTCATCAAAGTATCCCATATCTGTACGGGAATCGTACACGATAGGCCGACCGGTAATAATATCACCGTTTTCCCCTGATTCTGCCCGCACATCAAAGCTGTATGATCTTTTTTCAAGAGTATTTTTCATCATCGTTTCTCTCCTTTCATCCTTTGTATGTAATCGTCATTTCAGACGGTTGCAAGTCAGCGTCAACCGTCAGCGTGTTGTTGCCATTAGCGGTCGGAATCGTGACTGTGGCATCCTCGCTGTTCAGCTCGTCCGCATAGTCACCGATTTTCGCCAAAGGTTCGTTGACGATGCCTGTGGTCGGTGTGGCTAAGACATACCAGATCGTGACCGGAGTGCCGTTTGTGTACTGCTGCGCGAGATAAGTTTTAAAATCTTGTGGTGTTTCAAATTCGCCCTTGGAAAAGGAAAAACCACGAGTATTTTCAGTTGCCCCCGATCTCTGCGCAAATCCAAATTCTGCGCCGTTGAAAACATTCGAATAACTCTCCGCCTGATAGTGACTGCATATTGCATCTGTAATCACTGTCAATGCTACTCCTATTGCATCCATTATATTAACAACATATCCTGAGCCTGACGCACCAAATGTTTCCAGTCCTGTAAACTCGTATTTCTTCACTCTCCGCACCGTGCTGACCTGCCCGAGATAAACGGGCGTTGTCTGTCCGGCGCAGGTAATCGGTATCGTCCAGTCTGCGCCGACTAGTTTGCCGCAGAAAGTCGGCATGATGATGTTATCGGCAGAGGGCGTGCCGGTCTGCTGAGTGTTTCCGAGCATAGACAATGAAATCAGCGGAGTGCCGTCTGATTTGAATGAAAGAGGCGGGATGCCCGTCATCGTCTGCACTGTACCGCCGCCGAAAACCGCAAGCGCACGCATCTTGTCAAATGCTGTCATGTCAGGCGCGGCGATTCCCGTTGCGGCGTATCTCTGTAAATCAAAGAAGCTCGGCATCTTCCTCACCGCCTTCCGGCTTTTCGGTCTGTTCAATATCGTTCTGTTCAAATGTTTCGGGTTCGATGACTCCCGGCTTGATAGTCTTTCCGAGTGTCAGCGGCGCGGACATATTCAGGCTTTTGCTGCTGTCGGACTGCTCCGGATACCAAGTGCCATTACTCCCCATTGTAAGAAAAGTAGGACCTTCGGCCTGCACAATCTGCACCGCACTTCCTTTTGCGATTGTTACGCCATCAAGATTATCGTCAAGATCTTCAAACGTGTCGGCCTGAAAATCCCCATACAATTCATATCCGTTTTCTCCTTCGACCATAATTGTTCGATTCGGCACGTTCCAAAACGCCATTATATGCCCTCCTTATTTTCATCAATGCTTTTCCAAATTTTCCCAAGCTGATACTGTTCCGCTTTCTCAGCGTTCACCCAGTTCAGCGACATGTACCGCAGGCCTTCAAGCTCCGGCAGCGGTCGCAATCCAAGTGCAACACGTTTTTCATTTTCAAAAAGTGCGCCGGTAGGGGATAGCTCTTTTATCATTTCAAGCGTCTGCGTCACCGTCATGAAAATGAGCTCTTTCGGATAAAGCTCTATGCGATTTCCGTATGCTCTTTCCCGATCACTGAAAAGCTTTTTCGTAAACGCCTGCGACATTGCAATAATAAGCGGTTCAAGCGTTTTCTGATAAAAAGCTTCATACTGTTCTTTTGTGTAATCTCCGGTCAGAATTGCCAGCGGGACGCCGAAATGCCGAAGAATTTTCCCGTCAATAAATTTCAGCGTATTTTCGTCAACGATTGCAGATGTGTGCGGCAGCGGCGTAAAATCTGCTTTCATATCCAGCGGTAGAAATCCGCTTTCGTTATTCCGCAGTTTTCTTTCCAATTCATGCAAAGCCGCTTCTGTTTTGCCGTCGTCGATCAGTGTATTATACTTCACAACGCCATTCACTGCATAACTTGCTTTCATAGCTTTTGCAACGCCTTTCAGCAAGTCTGAATTCAGCTGTAAAGTATCAAGCAGCGCACTGTGATCGGGCTGACCACATTCATTGCCGCCCATAAATTCATTGACGCTGTAATTGTACCGGATATGAATGATATCTTTATACGCGATAGTCGTTTCATATCCGTTCATAAATCGGAAATGAATAAAAAGATTTCCGGCTGCATCCTCAATAAAATCAGTTTGTGTCGGCTTGATCGGATACAATGCATCATATACTTTGCGCTCAGCTCCGGTTTTTTCGTCTTTCCATGTTCGATATACTGGAATGACAAAAGCATTGTAATTCATCAGCAGCAGCCAGACGGTTTTTTCAAGCATTTCGCTTGTCGTCATCAAATCATTAGGATTTGACAGCACATCCTGCAAGCTGCTTTTTACCGGCACCGGATCATTATCAATAATTCGTACATGTGTCGGGTTCAGCTTTTTCATTTCGTCGACAATGCATTTTAATGCTTGCTGTACAACGTCTGACGCATAGATATTTGTTCCAAACTGCGGGAAAATCGGCGAATACCCGTCAAGTGTAGGCGCAATCCGCCTTGTTTTAGGCGACCGCTTGAAAATCTTTTCAAGAATCCCCATTTTTTGAACCACCTCCAACGAGTTTTCGCAAGTCGCTTCTGTAACGACGATACATTTCATACAGTGATATCAGCGTTACAGATCCGTCTATCTTCTTTGCGTTTTCCGTCTTGATGCACAATGCCTGCCGCAAATCATTCACCTTCAAACAGGAATTTGAAAAGCACCAACGGTCAACGGGATTTTCATTATAGTTTATCAATCTTGCTTTCAAATCAGCCTCGACCAAAAGCAATGCGTTATTCAACGTCTGCGCGTTCTGCAATACGATTTCGACTTCGCCGTATTGCTTTGTCCAGCCGTATTCTTCCATCCTATTCAGCCAGTCACGGGCAAATCTCTGGTCATAGCCGCATTTATACAGCGTGATACCATGCTTTTTCAGAAGCATGTAAAACCAGTCTGCGCACATTGTCAGATCTATGTCGTTCCCTTCACATACTGTGATATATCCGGCTTTCGACCATTCCTTATATTTCGCACCGGCATTGTGGTCGTCGTTCTCCGGTTCAAGCTTTGCCTGCGGGATGAAATACATGGTGATGATGTACTTTGTGTTATCATCCGGCAGCATACACAATGCTTTGCAGCAGCACAAGTCTGTTGTTTCTGCAAGGTCGACGTGTCCGAGGCAATAACTGCCGCGCAGCTTTTCCAGATCATACACAGCAGGATAGCTGTAGTCTTCTACATTCAGCCAGCTTTCTACGCCGGATTGTTTTATATTGAAATCTTTACTCAGGACAAAAATGCGGTCAGCCTTGCTTTTCTTTGCAAGATCAACTTGTTCGTCAAGATAATCCCACCGCTTTACAATTCCGAGCGTCGGATTTGACTTTTGCCAGCTTTTCCGATTCTGAAAAATCTCTTGTTCGCTGTCCTGCGTATAAAGCCACGGAAGGAAACGCCTTGCGCTGATTGAATCATCCTCACCTTTGATTATTGCCCTTGCCTGCCGCAGTTCTGCATCAAGAAAGCCGTCAACGACGAACCCTTCCGTTGTGATTTCAATAAACTTTGGATTTTCTTTCAAGGATTGCGATTGCTCGATTGATTTTGCAATTACATTCGTCTGCATTTCGTGACATTCGTCAAGTATCGCAAAGTCGATGTTTCGGCCTTCCTTGTTCCGTGTCCGGTCGGACAGTTTGAAAATCTTTGTATGACTTCCGCGATTCATAATATACCGCTGATTCCGTTTCGTATCAATTGAATCCGGATCATACAGCTGCCGCATCATATCAATTGCATCGTACACTATAGACGCCTGCGCGTCATCGTTTGAGCTGCATACAATGTCGGCGCCTTCCATGCCGACTATGAATTCCGCATTTGAAAGTGCGGAGCATGTTTCAGACTTCGTGTTTTTGCGGCCGATAAGCAGCAGCGCCTTTTTGAATCTGTCAATTACTTTGCCGTAATCTTTCAGATCACGCGCCATTTTGAAGCTGTACAGCGTTTCTGTAAAAGCTTTCTGCCATAGCATCAAAATCATAGGCTGCCCGTAATACGGCGATTTCGTAAGCCGGATGCATCCTTGCATGAAATCCATTCGCAGATTTGCGGCAGCGGTATTATAATAATACTCGTCATTATGAAGCAAATCGTCAATCAGATTTTCAAGCTCCATGTACATTTCTTGACCGACGAGAATCTTTCCTTCGTCGATCTCGCACTTATAGCGCATCAAGTAGCAATTGTCAGGCGTCCAGATCATCGCTATCCGCTTTCTTTCTGGATTTCAGCCACGCCCGAAGCGGGCTTTCTTCCTCGGTGTCGCCGATATCTCCGGTAATCCGCAGCAGCAGCCGCATACTGTTGTTGTACTGCTGCAAGAATTCTTTGTACTGCTTTGAAGCCGCAGTCGATTTCTGTTGTGCCGGATTATTCGGATTGCAGGCAATGAACGGCATCTTTTTCAGCTCGGACATTTTGTTTTCAAGAAAAACGATTTCGTCAATCAGCTGCCTTGCTTTCAATTCGTCCGTTCCGCCGCTTTTCAGCAGGCTAAGAAACTCTTGCTTTCTATCCATGTTTCCGGTCTCCTGCGATTATTTTCAATCCGTTTCATATTTTTTGGATTTTTGAAATCAAAAAATCTCA